AAACCAAAAAAGGTGAAGTGATGAAAACTCCCGCTTGGCAACGCTCCGAAGGTAAAAATCCTAAAGGAGGGTTGAACTCCAAGGGAAGATCATCTTATAATGCGGAAACTGGTGGTAATCTCAAAGCACCAGTTAAATCAGGGGATAATCCCCGTAGAGCAAGTTTCTTGGCTCGTATGGCTGGTAATAGCGGTGCTGAGTACAAGAATGGTGAACCGACAAGACTGCTTCTTTCGCTCAAAGCATGGGGTGCATCCTCAAAGGCTGACGCAAAGGCAAAGGCTAAGTCTATTTCTGAACGAAATAAGGCAAAAGCGAAATGAGAGCATTATCAGTTGGAGTTAGTCCCACAGCGGCAGTAGACACAACAGTGTATACCTGTCCTAGAGGCTATTACTCTAAATTTACTGTAATGTATATACACAATACAGGCGGGTCTACCAAGCATATTACTGTTCAATGGTTTGACTCAAGTGCTAATACCACTCTTGATATATTGACTCAATACAACTTCACATCAAAGAACTATTTGCAGTTTGATGGAAATGCCTATATCGTTTTAGAAGAAGGCGACAAAATTAAGATAACTACTGAATCGGCAAGTTCATTCAGTTTTATAGCCACATTTGAAGAAGAAGGGTTGACTAGAGCATGACCTACCTAGAACTTGTAAACGATGTGTTGGTGCGACTCAGAGAGCCTGTGGTCACCACTTTCAGCGAAACCACCTATTCCACCTTGATTGGCAAATTCATCAATGATGCCAAGCGTCAGGTTGAAGATGCTTTTAGTTGGAACGCCTTGGGTGCAACCATCACAGTAACAACTGCCGCCAGTACCTCTACCTACTCCCTTACAGGGGCTGGTCAGAAGTTTCAGGTTATGGATGTAATCAATACAACTAGCCTTTTGGGGCTAAAAAACATTAGTTTTGTGGACATGAACCGCAAACTGAACTTTGCGCCTGTTGCTACTGAAACACCCACAGAATATGCTTTTGATGGGGTAGATGGTTCTTACGATACACAAGTAAAACTCTATCCAATCCCTAATGCTGTATATACAGTTAAGTTTATGCTGACTGTTCCACAGCCAACATTGGCATTAGATGCCACAGTAGTAAAAGTTCCTGATGTTTTAGTGGTGCAAAACGCCTACGCAAGAGCATTGGTAGAGCGTGGTGAAGATGGTGGACTGTCTTCCTCAGAGGCGTATAACCTATATCGGGCAATGTTGTCTGACTATATTGCTTTGGAAGGCACACGCTATCCAGAGAATCAGGAGTTTGTCAGCATATGACGCAAAGATTGCAGACCTTTAGTGTTCAAGCCCCAGGCTTCTTTGGGCTAAACACGCAAGACTCTCCTTTGACATTGGAGGCGGGGTATGCGTCTATTGCCACCAATTGCGTCATTGACCAATATGGACGTATTGGCGCACGAAAAGGCTTCTCAAGGGTTAATTCATCCTCTGGCAACTTAGGTGCAAACGATATAAAAGTCATCCATGAGTTAGTGCAACTTGATGGAACTTTGACTGTATTGTTTGCTGGAAACAACAAGTTATTTAAGTTGGATGGCTCTAACGCTGTTGTAGAGTTGACCTATGGGGGTGGGGGTACTGCCCCAACTATTACTGCAAGCAATTGGCAATGTGCATCTTTAAATGGCATTACCTATTTCTTCCAATCTGGCTTTGACCCTTTGATCTATGACCCTGCGGTAAGTACTACTACTTATAGGCGTGTGTCTGAGAAGACGGGCTATACAGGCACAGTTCCTTTAGGAAACATTGTTATTTCTGCTTTTGGTCGCTTGTGGGTGGCTGATACTACGGCAGACAATGTAACGATTAGTTTCTCTGACTTGTTGGCAGGGCATAACTGGACTGCGGGAACATCTGGAACTCTTGATGTTTCTAGGGTTTGGGCTAATGGTGCAGATCAGATCATGGGGTTGGGCGCACACAATAACTTCTTGGTTATCTTTGGTAAGCGTCAGATATTAGTTTACTCAGGTGCAACAACTCCTTCCACAATGTCATTGGCTGACACCATAGGTAACATTGGTTGTTTATCAAGAGATTCCATAGTTTCTACGGGTTCAGACATTGTTTTCTTGTCTAACTCAGGTGTGCGTAGTTTGTTGCGTACTATCCAAGAGAAGTCAGCACCATTGCGAGACTTGTCTAAGAATGTGCGTAATGACTTGATGACCTATGTAGCGTCTGAGACATTGGCAGATATTAAGGCAGTCTATTCAGAAGTTAACGCTTTCTATCTCTTAACTCTTCCTATTGCCAAACAAGTCTATGTATTTGACACAAAGGCTCAGTTACAGGATGGTTCTGCTAGGGTAACAACTTGGGACTCTATTGAACCAACGGCTCTTTTGTCTCGCAGAAATGGTGATTTACTGATTGGCAAGAATGGATATGTTGGAAAGTATGGGACATATCTTGACCATGCTTCTACCTATCGTTTGCAGTATTACACCAACTATGCTGACCTTGGCGATCAGAATGTCACATCAATTTTGAAGAAAATATCGGTGGTGGTTATTGGTGGAACAAACCAACAGTTAATCATTAAATGGTCGTTTGACTTTTCTGGTCAATATTACTCAACTCAAGCGCAAATTCCTATTTCAACAATTGCTGAGTATGGTGTTGCTGAGTATGGTGCAAATGGTGTGCCTGTGGCATATTACTCACAAGGTATTCAGATCGCCACATTGATTGGTCAGGCATCAGGCTATGGAAAAGTTGTGCAAACAGCGTATGAAGTGCAGATCAATGGCTCTGCTGTGAGTATTCAAAAGATTGAGATTCAGGCTAAAAACGGAAAACTTGGGTAAGGAATAAACATGGCAAATTACACGAAAACCACCAACTTTGCGGCTAAAGATGCGCTTGCGTCAGGCAATGCCTCCAAGGTTGTCAAAGGTACTGAGATCGACACAGAGTTTACTAATATCCAAACTGCTATTGCTTCAAAGGCAGATGGAACATTTACGAACTTCTCGTTTGTTGAAACATCAAATGTCTTGTATATTTACAATTCTGCAACTGCGGTGGCAAAGATTGACTCTTCTGGAAACCTTACTGTGCTTGGCAACATCATTGCGAATGGAACTGTGTAATGAAAGCATCAGAAATCATTAAAGCAGATGCGGGCAAACGCAAAATTGACCCTGATAAAGCCCTGCGTACTGTTAGTGCGTTGGTTAAGGCTAAGTCTGCTGTTTTGATGCAAGAGAGCGATTCTGTTCTTTTGGTTCGTAAGATTAACCCAACATCAGCAGAGATTCACTTGTTTACTGAAGACAACCCAAGAATATTGGCAAAGGCTGTTATTGGCTTTGTCAGGAGAGGCAAGGCTTTAGGTATTAAGACTGTATACGGCAAAGCAGATAACCAAGGAATTGTTGAATTGATGAAGCGAGTTGGCTTGAATGTACAAGCATCTGACTTGCAACAGTACAACTGGAAAGCACAGATATGAGAAATAGTCTTGCCCTTTTAGGTATACCAGACCTCCCCATCTATGCGTTTCGCCATGTGGGAGATAGAAGGATTCAGCCCCAAGGCGGTGTTTCTAGCGTTGTAGAAAGCGTTTCTGAAGTTGTAGGTACTGCTTCAGATGCAGTAAGTGGTGTAGTAAGAGGCGGTGGTGGTGGTGGTGGTGGTGGTGGTTTATTTGGAGATTTTTTTGGTGGAATAAGTGACGCAATAAGCGATGTAGGAAGTAGTGTTTCAGATGCGGCGGCTGATCTTGATGACACAGTAAATCAAGAAATCCCAGGCGGTTGGGCAACTGTTGTAAATGTTGCAACAGCAGGACAAGCGGCTCCTTATACCTCAGCGGCTCAAGCGGCAGTTGCATTAGACAAAGGCGCTAGTCTTGAAGATGTTGCCAAAAACTATGCTATTAGCCAAGCCGCTGGTCAAGTTTCAGGCGCAGTTGGCGCAGAAACAGGTTCTAGTTTTGCTGGCAATGTGGCTGGTGGGACTACGGGTGGATTGCTAAGTGGCAAGTCATTAGAAGAATCAGTTAAAGGTGGCGTGATAAGTGGTGGCGTAAGCCAAGTTACTCCATCTACTTTATTAAGTTCAAGCGGAACTTCAAGTCAAGGAACAACGGGAGCGACAAACATGGCACAAGAAGATTTCACATTTGGATATGGCGGTGAAGGTTATCAATATGGGGGCGTTGGCAGTACGCCATCTCCACAAGATTTTACTTATGGCTATGGTGATTTAGGCTACGAGGGTACTGGTAGCGCACCTTATACACAGGCTGAAATTCTTGCTTTAACACCACAAACCTATGGTGGCAACTCTGTATTAGATAGTCTGACTCCTGCCATAAGATCAAGGCTACAAAGCGCATTAGCGGCTGGTGGTAGTGCGGCTCAAGCGGCAAGAAACTACTTATCTAGTATGGCTGGAGGCATGAACTCCAACCTATTGCAAGGTGGGGCAGGAACTGCCGCCCAACTAATGCAATTGCAAGCAAATAGGGAAGCGGCACAGCAAGCACAAGCAAGAATAGGTCAAGCGACACAACAAGCTGTTGCTGGCGCACAGTTCAGACCAGTTGGAACAACTACTCGTTTTGGTACATCTAATTTCCAAGTTGATCCTGCTACTGGTCAGTTGGTAAGCGCAGGATATACAGCCGCACCTGAGATCACTTCTGCCCAGAATAGATTGATGAGTTTGGGTTCTAGTTACTTAGCACAGACTCCTGAAGAGGTTGCCCAACAGTACATGACAAGGCAATATGACTTGCTTGATCCTAGTCGGCAAAGACAGTTGGCTGGCATTAGAAACCAACAGTTCCAAACAGGTCGTGGTGGTTTGTCAGTAGGCTCTACTGGTTTGCGTCCAAGTGGCGCACAAGGTTTAATGGGTGCTAATCCTGAGTTAGAAGCCTATTACAACTCTTTGGCACAACAAGATGCACAGTTGGCGGCAAATGCAACTCAGGCTGGTCAACAAAATGTATTGTTTGGCACAGGTTTGTTTGGTCAGGCTGGTCAACTAGAGACTATGGCACAACAACCATTTACTCTGAGCCAAGGTCTTGCTGAGAAATCTTCCTTGGGTGGTGCAAGGGCTGGTTCACTTGGTATACAAGGCAATGTATATGGCAATGCCATAGGCTTGTCTGCGGCTAATACTACCAACCCATTTGCTACTGTCTTAGGTGGACTGAGTAGCCCAACATCATTGTTGTCCCAAGGTATAGGGTCATACTTTTCAAGCCCATTTGGAGGCACTCCGCAAGGAGGTGGAGCGCAACTAGGTCAATACATGGCTGGTGTTACGGCAAATCCACAAACACAACAAGCCAGAATGTTAGCGGAACAAGAAAACGCTTTTAGAGGGTCAGACAATTATGTTTTTGATCCTATGTATGCAGGTGGTCAAGGCGGTTACGCATAAAGGAATAATCATGGCAACAGATATCGTGGGTGGATTGTTTGGTATTACTCCTCAAATGTATGAGAGACAGCAATACGAACAATCATTAAGAGAAGGTCAAGCATTTGGCACTCCGCAAGGTCTTTATGCCTCTGCCGCACAACTAGGCCGTGGTCTTGGTGGTGCTTTGGGTGCGGTAGACCCTACATTGCAAAAGATCACGGCACAAGATCAGATATTGCAAGGATTGGATATAACCAACCCACAATCAATTGCTACTGGGATCGAAAGAGCGCAACAGGCGGGAATTCCTGAGTTGGCTTATAGATTGATTGCGGCTAGAGATGAGGCAACTGCTAGATCACAAGCGCAACGAGGTTTGCAGTTAAGTCAATATGCACAACAATTATTGCCACAAATAAAGAATCCTGATGGAACTATCAACGAGGAAATTAAAAACCAGTTACTGTCATTCCAACAGGGTAGGGCGGCCATTTCTGAAATGGCTAAAGTTATTCCTGATTTGCGTAGGATTGGCGCAACTGTTGGTCAAGAAGAGAATCCATTTTCGGTATTCATAAATGATCCAACTATTCCTGCCAATGTAAAAACAACTGCACAGCAATACTCTAATAGTTTGAAACAAGGCATTCTCGATCCAGAGAAGGTTGATGCAAGGGTTAAAGAATTGGGAGACATGACGCAACGAGTTCAGCAGTTTGAGCAAAATCAGCAAACGATTAAGGCTCAACAAGACATGATGAATAGCTTTAAGGCTCAAGGCTTGCAGAACTCTCAGCAATACTTAGCACTTGCACAATCTAATAACGCACTTGCTCAAAGACAGGCTGATTTCACCCAGCAAATGAAGTTGGATGAAGCTACCCGTAAGAGAGAAGAAGCCGCTAACAAGCCTCTTAGACCAGACTTGGCTAAAGATGAAGAGATTGATTACAAGACTGCTAGTGAGGCTAGAAATCTGGCTGTTGAGGCGAATGATTATGTAAACAGCATAAAAGCTGGCAATATTAAGTTTGGATTAAAAGATCGTGCTTCTATTGCGGCTAGAAGTGCATTTGGTTCAAATGACCCTGATGTAGTTGCTAGAAACGACTTTGAGAGGTTCAAGACTCGACTTGTCAATGAGTCTTTGCGCCTCAACAAGGGTACTCAAACAGAGGGTGATGCACAGCGTTCAATCAAAGAGTTGCAAGGTGCTGAGTCTGAGGTTGATGCCGCCAAAGCAATCAATACATTAGCTGAACTTAACGCTAGAAAAGTCTCTGATGCACAAAAATCAATTGAAAGACGGCGCACTAATGCGGGGGCAAGACAAGCAGAAATCCCAATTGAGGCATTGATTTTTGAACCTCAGACATTCACGCAACAAGATGTTGACTCATTATTGAAAAATCCTAAGTATCCTAAAGGCACTATTTTTGTTGACCCTAAAGGGGTTAGAAGGGTGAAACCATAATGGTAGATTACACAAAACTGCCTTTGGCTGAAGGTGAAAGAAGAGTCTCAGTCTTTCAAGAAAAAGCACCCTATTCTCCACTTGCTGAAACTGCAAGGGCGTTTGGACAAGGGCTGACATTTGGCACATTGGATGAGATCGAGGCGGCATTGCGAACTGGCTCCATAAGTGGTGCTGAGTATGAGAAACAGCGCAATATGCTAAGAGAAAAGCAAAAACAATTTGGCGAAGATGTGCCTTATGTCAAAACTCCAGTTGAAATTGCTGGCGGCATGGCTCTTCCGTTTGGTGTAATTGGTAAAGGCGTTAAAGCATTAGCACCAGCGGAACAGGCATTAGTAACTGGAACTACTCTAACTGGTCAGGCCGCAAGAGGAATAGCTTTAGGTGCTGGAACTGGTGCATTGTCTGGTTATGGCTATGCTGAAAAAGATGCTGGTGAAGCGGCTGGTTTGGGTGCTATTTTTGGTGGAGTCTTAGGCGGTACTGTGCCAATCGTGATTGACAAGGCTGGCACTTTGATGAGAAATGTCTTGAACGCATCTGGCATTGGTAATCAAGCAACAGCCTCATCAAAAATGTTGGCAAACTATATGCAAAAGGACAATCTGACTCCTCAAGAGGCGGAGATGGCATTGGATGAGTTACGCCGAATTGGTGTTCCAAATCCAGTTATTGCTGACCTTGGAAAGAACCTAAAAGACTTGGCATATAGTGCCTATGTCGTTCAATCCAAAGCAAAGGGTTCAACTGAGGCATTCTTGGAAAACAGATTGATTGACCAGCCCAACCAGATTGTTAAAGGTTTAGTTGAGAAGGCAGGATTGGCTAAGAATGTCAATGGCTATGAGTATTTGACAAGCCTGGCTGAAGAGCAAGCAAGTGCGGCTAGTCGTGCTTACCCAAAGGCTTATAGCCTTGCCATTGATGCTGTTCCATTCAGACAATATGTTGATCGCCCAGTTTTTGTTAAGGCTTATGAAGAAGCTAAAAAAAGGGCGGCTGTATATGGCGAGAAGTTGCCAGATTTGAGTAGAGTTAAGACTGCCGAATCAGTTCCCACAGACATATTGCACCAAATTAAGATTGGTCTTGATAGAGTAGTTGATGCAGAAACTGATGCACTTACAAGCAAAGTGACTGGCTATGGGCGTGATGTCATCAAAGTAAAAAATGAGTTTAATGACCTAATAAAGTCCAAGAATCCTGACTACGCCAAAGCAAATGCTGAGTTTGCTGACTCTGCAAGGATTAAAAATTCGTTTGAAATGGGGCAGAAATATCAGAATCTTGATGTCCAAGAAGCCGCCGCCAAAATCAAAGGTTTTAATGAGGCCGAGAAAGAGGCATTCCGTCTTGGCATGGTTGCCGACATAAACAAACGCTTAGGAGACTTTAAAGGTGGTGACTTTACTAGACAAGTATTCAAGTCAGACAACCAAAAGTTGTTGGTGCGTTATGCCTTTGACGATCAAGCCAAATACAACGAGTTTTCTCAATTTGTTAAAGGTATGGCAGAGCAAAGCAAAACTGCCAAGGCATTGATTGGTGGCTCAAAAACTGGCGAAAGACTTTCCACTCAAGAGGGTGCTGGTCAGATTGGTCAGATGGCACAAAGTGCGGCTACTGGTGATTTGCTTGGGTTGGCAAAAGCCGCTGGATCATCAATGATTGCAAGATCAAAAGGCATTAGTTCTGAGACATCCGAAGCATTGCAAAAGCGTTTGTTCTCAACAGACCCAATTGAGCAAAGAGCAATCCTGACTGAATTGAATCGCAGAACCAAGTCAAGGCCAACTGGATTGCTATCTGGTGCGGCTGGCGTTGGAACTCTCAGCGGAATACTAGGAGATTAGAGATTGACCCCATATCAATCTTCATGGCGGCACAAGCCGCTGTTGCGTTTATTCGCAAGGGAACGGATATGCTTCACGCTGGGCGTATGGAGATCGCCAACGCTAAGAAGTCAATTGAGCAAGGCATTGGAGATGCCAAGGCAATTGTCAAAGAGGTCAGCGGTTTGTGGGGATGGTTCACGGGTTTATTTCAATCCAGCGAACCCACCCCCGACAAGCCCACAGAGTCTGTGGCGCAAAAGAAAAATGCCGCAGACAAGAAATCGTATGGTGAGTTGGAAAGCAAACTCATCTCAGACATTGGAGATCGACTTGGAATATTTTTCGATGCACAACAGCAGATCGAACTTTATTACCAGACACTAGAAGAAGAAAACAAAACAAATTTTGATCCATCACAAAACACAGCTAAAAAAGCAACCCAGAGAGTGCTTATTGAGTTGCAGATGGAGCAATTAAATGTTGATGTTCGTGAGGCTATGGTGTACGCACCTCCGATTTTGAAAGACTTGTACACCAGATTTTTGGTTATGTATGCCAAGATTGAACGAGAACAACAATGGGCTAAAGCTGAGATGATGCGAAGAGCAAGGCTAGTAAGATGGCAAAAAGAACAACAAGAAATTCGAGTAATTGAACTAACAAGTGGGGTAGTTGCTATTGTGTTTATATCTTCATTTTTTGGATGGCTCATGTGGGAAATACGAAACTTGTCTGGTGGATTTTAATTGGGGTAGCGATATGCATTATTGTTGGGGTTACTTCGTTGTCTTACATTGAAACGATGTACATGAAAGCGCAGTTGAAACAAGAAATGAAAGAGTTGCGTAAACTTAAACGGGAACTAAAGGAATCAAAATGATGACACTACTATCAACCCTCATCTCTTTCTTGATGGGTGGTTTGCCTAAATTGATGGACTTCTTTCAAGATAGGGCAGACAAGTCGCATGAACTAGAACTTGCTCGTATGCAAACAGAGCGTGAATTAACGCTAAAGAAGGCTGGTCTTGAAGTGCAAGAGCGTATTGAGCATATTCAGACTGAGCAAATACAGATCAATGCTGATGTAGCCAATACTCAGGCGGCTGTCGCAGAGCGTCAAGCCCTCTACGCACACGATATAGCCATTGGGCAAGGTGCTAGTCAATGGGTGACTAATGCAAGGGCTATGGTGCGTCCTGCCATAACTTACGGGATGTTTATCTTGTTTGCCTTTGTGGAAATATTTGGTTTCTGGTTTGCCTATCACAAGGAAGTGCCATTCGATGTGGCGTTAGACCTTTTGTGGGATAACGAGACACAAATCATCTGGGCAAGCGTTGTGTCTTTCTGGTTTGGTACACAAGCATTTGGCAAGAAATGAAACTCTCAGACAAAGCCATTGAGATGATCAAACACCATGAGGGTGTGAGACAAAAGCCATATCGTTGCCCAGCAAAGCTATGGACTGTAGGCGTAGGTCATGTTTTGTATCCAGAGCAAGGCAAGATGAAGATAGAAGACAGGGATTCTTTCCCTTTAAAACAAGAAGATAACCGAACCTTCACTATGGGAGAAGTCGATGCAATTCTCAAATCTGACCTTGCTAGGTTTTGCCTTGGAGTCGAAAGATTTTGCCCTGTTCCTCTCTCTCAAGGTCAATATTGCGCTCTTGTTAGTTTCTCTTTTAATGTTGGACTTGGTACGCTCCAACGCTCAACATTACGCCAAAAAGTGTTACGAGGCGATATGGAGGATGCTTCAGACGAGTTACTCAAGTATTGCAAAGCGGGTGGGAAAATCCTCAAAGGTCTAGAGAACAGGCGCAAGGATGAACGTGCGCTGTTTCTCAGTTAGTCTTTGTCCCAACTAATGTAGAAGACTGCCGCCAATACGCCAATCCCAATGCAAACGCCTATGCCAAGCACAACAATAATGGTAAGGATGTTTTCTAACATTTCTTAATCTCCATATACATTTCATAAAAAGCCCAGACAACTAACCAATCCCACATTAGGTGAGGGCAATGACCAGAATGGTAATACTTTGCCATTTTTAGGCAATAGGCTTTAGTTGGTGCTGGTTGTTTCATACTTTGCCTCCAGTTCGGTAACTCTGTCAGACAGTACACGAACCAACTCGCTCAAGATTGCAACTTCAGCAACTAGCTTGGCCTCTTTGCTAGGATTGCGAATTATTTCTTTCCTGACAGAACTTTGCTCCATTGCACTAAAGACTTCAGCTTCTTCTGGAGTCTCTGTAAGGATGCGTAATGGATATGTGATACCAATTGGTTTACGCATATCAACTCCAAATGTATTTGTTAAACATATAGACAAAAAAACCAACAATTGCAATCAGCGCACAAAGTATGGCGAAGTCGCTGATCTGTGGCTCACGATAAGCACCTGTGAAGATGTCTTCATTGACATACTCTTTAGGCCATGCCTCTTTAATAGTGCGTGGGAACATTCGTACAGTTGGATGATTGTCTTCAACTTCTTCTTGCATCATTTTATTAAACTCCTGTAAGCGTTGATTGCGTCTTTCAGATCGTTTTGCAATTGCTCGATGTGGTTTTGTTGCTCTTGCATCTTAATATACGCCTCTTGAGCAAACTTGGCTAGGTTCTCTTGGCTCCATGACTCGAATGTTGGCATTGTTATCTCCAAAATCTTTTAAGGTTGTCGATTGAAAATGTTTTTTGGTACTCAGTTTCTTTAGGGGTGGTTAACCTGTTCTTCTGAGGTAACGCACCCGTGAACACTTCTTCTTTGGTTTTGAAGATACAAAAGCAAAGTTTGCAGTATCTACGTCTGTAAGTGAATTCTTCATTCTGTATGGTTTCGGTGATTGCTATCTTGTCACTCTCGCACTTGGGGCATTTCAAAATGGAACTCCATCCCAAGACCAGAATTCGCAATCCACAACCCCATTGACCCAATCGTCTGGTGGTGGGGCTTTGAACTCTTGGCACAGGCCAAGGCTGAATCTTTCACAGCTGTGGCAGTTCACGGGTATGGCATTGATCTGCACCAATTGCTTTTGCAAGTGGCCTTTGATGGCGTTTAGTTCAATTAAATTCATAGTCTCTTATCTCCGTGTATTTTCCGTTTTGGCGGGTTGCAATGCGGTCTGGTTTCTTTAGGCACTTTGGCTCAAAAAGCAAAGTCTTGATTGCATCTGCAACGCTTTTTGGATAGTCGTAATCCTTAGAACTGCGGCGAATGATCCACCAAGAAACAGCCTTCTGGCCTGCATAACCCGTATGGTCAAAGCAGACCCATTCTGAGGCGGTCTTCAGGATTCCAGAATAGTAGTCAACCCTTAGAGAGTCTGGCTTGCCCTCCTTCTTGTGGGTGTGGTACTCGACTTTGGTAACGTCATGCCAAACGATTGTTCGCTTGGATTGCTCGGACAACAATGCGGCATAAGACAGCGAGGCATCTAAAACCTTAACCTGTTCTTCCCTAATGGTGGCTCCACAAGCTGTGCAAGTCAATGCGGCGGCAACATTCCTTTCTCCACAGTCTGGGCAGATACAGAATGGGGCATCTTGATTGCTGGTTATGCGTTTGGTTCTACCAGTTACTGTGTCAACAGTACCCATCCTTGCAACTGTGTCAGTAAAGTCCAAGACCAAGCAATCTGTCTTGCCATCTGCAATGCGTGTTCCTCTGCCCATACCTTGCACATACAGAACTGGTGACTGCGTTGGTCTACACCAGATAATGCAATCCACATCTGGCACATCAAAACCAGTTGACAAAGCTAAGACAGTCACCAAGCAATGGATTTCCCCATTACGGAAATCCCTAATAAGGTTTTCCCTTATGAGTTTTGGTGTTTCGCCACAGACAACGGCGGTTTCTATGCCAAGGGAATTTAGGCGATTACAGAGGCTGTCTGCGTTCACCACACTTGGTGTGAAGGCTATCCACTTCTTGCGGTCTGAGGCAATTCTGGTGGCTTCTAGGGCTACTTTGCCTAAGTATTTCTCAACCTCAACGGACAACTCGCCAATCTTGTAGTCTCCGTTGGCAATGCCAACTTTGCTGGCATCGATCTGGGTTACAACTCCAAACTTTGGTGGGACTAGCGGCGCAATAAATCCACCATCTAACAACTCACGCATGGTGACTCGACTAGCAAAGCCTGTAAACAGAGGATCGTCCCCTTCTGTTAACCAGACCCCGTTACCTCGAAAGGGCGTGGCGGTCATGCCAACTGTGCGGTATTCGCAGAGTTCGGACAGCTTAGACAAAAAGGTGCGGTACATCCCCTTGGGCTTTGTGTCTACTAGATGCGCCTCATCAATGATCACCATCTTGATGTCACCAAGAAGGTGTGCCGACTTAGCAATTGATCCTATGGTGGCAACAATCACATCTGCATCATGCTGTTTTTTGCCAAGGCTTGCACTCACAAAGCCAACCTTGATGCCTGGCGGTAAGAGTGCTTGCAACTTCTCAGCGTTTTGCTCTGCCAATTCCTTACTAGGAACTAACACCACAGTTCTAGGGTGAAAGAGAGGCCATTGCTCCCACATCTGGCGCACAACTTCAGCGCAGATCACAGACTTTCCAGCCGCCGTAGGTAGCACCAGCAACGGAATGTCAGTTACCTCTTGGTGTTTTGTCCACCAATCAAACAAGCTGGTGACTGTGCGAGTCTGGTACTCACGCAGGATCATACGAACTTGCCTCCATGTTGCTTGCGTATTTCCAAGCATTGCTCGTCCACCAGAATAGTCTTGTCTGCACAGGCGTGTATTTCCTGACTGCTTAAGTGGTCTGGGTTCTTGGCTGGATCGCCATTGGTAAAGCGTTTGCCATCTGCCATTTGGTAGACAACGCCACTTTCGTCTGTGTCAATAGGATGGGCAGTTTTAGCCAACAAAATTGGAATGATCCTGTGGTCTGCACAACCTTGTCGCTGGTCATCAACCGACAAATCTTTTTTGTGCGTTTGGCAACTCCATCTTGCTTCTCCATCCATTTCTGGGGTGGCGTGGGCGCATGATCTGCAAGATGCGGCTGGTATATCTGTGCCATGACAAATTGCGTGGTAGTCGCAGAACTTGCACTCATACCAACTAGGATCAGTAGAGACACCAACAGGAGGTTCGGTGGCTGTGATAACTGCAATAGCTTTGTCAATGATGGCTTGAGCCTCTACGGATCAAACTCGATTCGTTCTGTATAGATTTCATCGTTATCCTTGTTGACCACAAAGTACAAGGCTCGTTTGCAACCATCATCACCAAACTCGTCACTTGTCCACTTCATGTATATTTGCATCTGCGCCCAATGTTCGGGTTTGGACTTCTTTACGCCATTTTTTTGCATATCCCGAAACATCTTGTCTGATGCGGTCTTGATCTCCAAAATATGCGGTGACTTAGGAGCCTGTGGCAGACCAGTAACGATGCCATCACAGT